TGTATATCGTTTAATTTTTTATCGTATAAAAACGGATCCTTATTTTTTGATAAATGTCTCCATTTATCACCAAAAATAGTTGTATATTTCAAATTACGCCTTTCGTATTCTAATTCGTTTAACATTGTTCTGTATAAAACCAATGAATATGAATCATACTCTTCACGGTTAAAATCTTTGTGAACAAACTCTTCATAAGCCAGTGTTTTCATACGATTATACAGTTGGTTCTCCCCATTTATCCCTCCATTTCCTAACCAACGTTTGGAGTCTTTCTTCTGCGAATCGTGCATTTCTTCCCCCTTTTCGTGGGGCTCCTGGACACACGAGATTTTCGTGTTCGTATTTTTGGGATTTTTCCCATATAAGCCTTTGAACGTCTTCACAGAGTTCATTTGTCGCTTGACAGAAAGCGAGTTTGTAGTCGTAAGTGTGTAAGTGCATGTAGTCCATATCATTTATATGTTAAAATTGTTAATTCTTTATTTATATTTAAAAAACTTAGGTCTATAATCTCTAAATGTTTTGTCATGCTTGGAATATTCTAAAATAATAACTTCACCCATGTCATTTTTTGATATAATCTTATCCTTTGAAAAATCTGGTGATAACATCATATCCGTATATACGTTTTCTTTAATATTAATATTGGGGTAAAGCGATGTATACGACTCTGTAGTGTTTAGTTTTTTTGAGTTCGAACCCAACAAGCGAGATATGCTTGAATAGAATGAAAACATGCTATTATTTACATTTATTTTTTTATATTGTAAATACAAGATGGTTTCACTCCAGGAGTTACCCAAAAAAGTACAGTACATAATAATTGATTCAAAATATGTAAATGGTTCAAACAATACATTTTCGATTGATCTAACACTCGAATCAAATTTACATTTAGAAGAAATGTCACAGGTATGCGGTCTAAAACCAGTTGATTTTTATATCACGCAAATTGGTCAGGAAAATCCAAACTCAGATACACATGTAAGTAGTGTTGCAAAATACGTTGATATCATATGCGAAGATATACCAAAAAGAGCACAAATACTCGACGAAAGAAACGGACAAATTTTAGCACGTGTACCATTAGAAAGGCATTTTAATCATGGTGCACATACAATCATAAGAGATAAACAATGGAAAGGGTTCCAAAGACAAACAAATTTATTTAATCCCATATCTATACAAAAACTAAATTTTGAATTATACGAGTATCAGGAAGATACAGATTACGTTACTTTACAGCCTGATGCAGAATGGTACATGGTTCTTGAAGTAACAACTATAGATGTAAAAGAGAAACCGATAAATAGAGAAGTTCAAATTCTAGAGGCTTTACATAAACTTATCGGGAAGATAGATGAACTCAACATAAATGTCGAGAAACTTCCAGATAAGAATGATATCGAAAAAATGGAAAAGGAAAAAAGGAAAAAGATTCCATTAATGTACCTTTTTATATTTTTAATGTTTATGGGTGGTGGTTATTATTTACTAAATCGTAAAGTTTCACAACCAGTACCTATGCAGATGCAGCCTACTTTTTAGCCGCTGTTTTCTTTGGTGTAGCAGCTTTCTTAGCCGCTGTTTTCTTTGGTGTGGCAGCTTTCTTAGCTGGTGCTGGTGCTGGTGCTGGTGCTGGAGCTGGAGCTGGTGCTGGAGCTTTCTTAACTGGAGCTGGTGTTGGGACTGGAGCTGGTGTTGGGACTGGGACTGGAGCTGGAGCTGGAGCTGGAGCCTTGATAACATCAGCAATTTGTCTAATTATACCATATATTTCAGATTTGTGTATTTTTGGTCTTTGAAGAGCATGTTCAATTTGTTCTCTGACAGAGTCCATCGCGTAATATATATAAAAGAAATATTATCTTTATACTAAATGTTATTCATAGGCCCAACTCTCCTGAGTGGGATAGGTCAACATTGTAAAAAATATATGGATCTTTTCCCATCAGTTGGTTATACTAAATATATTGAAATACACGAAGAAATACCGGAATCTGACCATGCATTTATATTCGCACTTCCTGTAAATTACTGGTTAGATAGAATACCCGAAATAAAAAGAAAAGTAAAACGTGTTACGTGTATGACAGTATGCGAAACGGAAACTGTACATAAGGATTACGGTAAACTTTTTGATTTATTCGATAAAATTGCAGTACCAAGTGAATACTGTAGACAAATTTTCAAAAGACAATTCCCTAATAAACATTTTTTTGTCATACACGCACATATACCCGATAAAAGACCTTATACATTTTATCATATAGGTAACGTACACGACCCCCGAAAAAATTTTAACAAAATATTAGAGTGTTTCATACGATTAAATAAACCCGATACACGATTGATTGTTAAAGCAACGTGTAAATACCCGGTAAATATAAATGTACCAAATGTAACGGTTATAAACAATCTCATATCTGACGAAGATATGGAAGATATACACAGTAAATCAGATTGTTATGTAAGCTTTTCCTCATCTGAAGGTGTTGGTATGGGCGCAGTAGAAGCCGCAATAAGAAACAAACCAGTTATAATAACAGATTACGGGGGTGCAAAAGAGTATATTAATACACCTTATACAATTGAATGTGGTTTACAAAAAATACCGAAAGATGATTTTTTATACGAAGCAGGTATGCAATGGGGAAAGCCCAATGTAGACCAGCTCATGGAATTTATGAATGATGCATATAATAAAAAGTTAAGATACATGGATCATTCTAAAACTCAAATACTTACTAGTAAAGAAAACATTTTACAAGAATTCGTCGTTAATGTAATTGGTCATAAAAATGATAAGTCCAGTCAAGATAGCTCCGGAGGTAAGTGATCCCTTTTGAGCGATTAACATGGCAACAATTTCATCAACGAATCCAATATTCGTTGGTTTTTTCAAAATTTCGGGAATAATTTGCGATATAGCGAGGTAAAGCGCCATGGATATTATAACGGGTCTGAGTGTTTCCTGATCTAACATTTCTATTATAACAATATATTTATTTTTTACTAATATTATAATGTTTTTTACAATATACCCCACACGTCGATTTAAAAGAACACTTTTTACCACTCATCGTGATAGCCTGACATGTAATATCTTTGTGTCTACTTACTACGTGTTTATCCGGGACCGTATCTAAAAAAATTATTTTACTTTTCTCTCTTTTATCGTCGTACTTTTTGCGAGATTCTCTGAGCTTATGAATACTTCTCGCAAATAGTTCACATTTTTCTGTTTGGTTTTTATATAAACCTCTAGCAATATCTAAATCTTTTTTATCATACAACGTGTTCATTTTGACTTTGGGTTTGATTCCTAATATATTTTATATATTTCACCACTGAGGTTATAAAAATACATGTAATTATACCATTACATATAACATAATACCAAATATATTCATAAAACCCTAAAAATGTTGTTAATAACATTGCAATCATAACATAAATAGTATATAAGAAAATACCATGTATACTGTTATTTTGTATACTATGTAGCGGTAATACACACGCCAAACAATTAATTATAGTTAAGATATTATCATACAAAATTGTATAATGTATACTTAATGCAACTAAAAATACATTTAACCAAGCTATCATGACCGAATTAAACAATTCATACTCGGGTTCTTGTTGTTGAACGTGTTGAGTTTCAGTATTAGGTATCACTTCTAACGCGGGTGGTCTTTCCTCTTCATAATTTATACCTATAATGGGAGTTCCATCAGGTTGTGTAATTTCATTATAATACATAAAAGAATAAACCGTGTTTCTTTTATGTATTTTAACATTAGATGTAAAGGTAGATGTTATACGTGCAATAACCCACTTGAACCTTATGTAAAAAGTAACAATTGGCAGGTAAGGGATTTAGTTAGACATTATAGAAAAACTATATCACCTTTATATTGTTACAATAACGAAACTTTTTATAAAATTTATAAACTAAAAGCTCAAAGACTCTGTTATAGCTGTTTTAAACATGATCGACAAAAAATTACACCCCAACAACTTCGTAAACG